CCAAGTTGTTCTAAGAACTCTTTGCCGTTCTTTTCAGCTTCTTCAAACAGCTCATCGTAAACTTCTTCTGAAGTCCAACCTCTGTATTTGAAATCTTGGAAGCAATTTACAATACTAGGAATACTGCCAATGCGCTCATCCACTAGTGTGTTGTTTACAATATAATCTGCAGAAATATTATATAGGCGTGGATCTCTGTCATCTCTGCGTTCTAAATGATCAAATACCATATGCAAAATTTCGTGTGCAAGAACGAATTCAATTTCTTTATTGTCCATTGCATTAAAGAACTGAACATTATAGAACAAGTTTCTACCATCAACTGCGGCAGTAGGCAACCAATCGGCACGTTGTATTTTCAAACGTGTTGCCATATTACCAAAAAACGGATGGCGCAATAGTAGTCCTACACGAGCTGTAATAATACGCTCGTATACTTCTTTGTCCATTTCGTCAAGTTGTTCATCAGTGAGATCAGGATCTGGTTGCCATGTTCTAAGTTCAGATGCTGTCTTTTCTGTCGACATTTTCATTGCAACATATTGCGGTAAAAAATCTAACATTGTATTCCTCTCTCAGTGCCTATACATTTATAATACACTACTATTTACTTTTGTCAAGAGAAAAGATGGGCAGAAATAAATCCTGCCCATCCATATGGCGTCTTATACGCTCTGAGCTGCCTTGATATACTTACCATAACGATCATGGAATTCATCAAAACATTCAATAGCGTCTGGATCAATTGGCAACGAGTATTGTGTAAGTGCGAGCTTGATGCCCATTACAACCAACTCAGTTTCAAAATTGTCCATTGCAAAGCGTAAGAAGTTGTTAACTTTATCGTCAAACTTCTTATCATTTTTGTCACTTGCTTCTTTAAGCTCATAACAAAGAGATACAGTTAAGGAATACTTGGCACTGATTTCTTCTGTCTGCAACTCTTTAACTTTGCCTGAAAGTATATCGCTTGGATTAGGCATCTGCCCTGCGATCTTTCTATGCGCCATAAATTTAATTGCAAGCCCTTCACCAACAGATCCAGCAACAAGATCTGTAGTGGTTGCTTCGTCACCGTCGTCGTCGCTGATAAGTTCACTTACAAAAGTCCATGAGCGAGGAGAAGCAAACGAACGGCTAGAACTACGTGGATCAAAGTCATAAAGATCGCCTTTGGCAAATGTCAAATAACCAACAACATCTTTATGAATTTTATTGGCAACAGCCCACTCCTGCCAATCGTCAAAATTGACAGCAAGTTCTAAGTGTACAAAGCGGTTTGCAAGCGGAGCAGGCATACGATATGTGACACCTTTGTCTGCTTCGCGATTACCTGCCGCAACAATTACAACATTGTCTGGCAAACGGTAATTACCAATTCTACGGTTTAGTGTTAACTGATAAGCAGCCGCTTGTACAGCTGGTGCCGCAGAATTCATTTCGTCTAGGAACAAAGTAATATGATCATACTTTGCAGCCATTTCTTCGTCTGGCAACTCCATAGGTGGAGCCCAAACCATTTTACCTTCATTGCTATCAAAGTATGGGATACCTTTGATGTCTGTTGGCTCCCAAAGTGATAGTCGAATGTCAATCAGATGGCTATTTGGAAAACTATCTGTGACTTGTCCTACAATATCGGATTTGCCGATACCTGGAGGACCCCAAACAAACACAGGACGCTTTTTACGCATAGCCCGGCGCAAACTGTTTTTTGCTTTGTTTGGCGAAACTGTTCTTAAATCTGACATGTTGTATTCCTTTTCTTATCAGTGCCTATAAGTTATATTAGCAGGATTGTACAGGTACGTCAACCAAAAATTTGTCAGCAAGTGCATCAAAAACTTCCATGTACTTTTCTGAAGGTACCATTTTTAGTTTAGGAGAAACGTCCATGTAAACATCTGAATCAACAAAGTTCCAGTTGATTTTACCATCAGTCCAGTTTTCTTCGTTTGAAACTGCCTTAGTGAACGATTCTTGCATAAGTGTGTAAAGCATGTTGCCCTCTTTGTTTAACCCTATATAAGTAATATAGCATAAAAAACGTAAAGGTCAACCTTTATTTGGCAGATTTTCTGATCTTTTCATGGCTTTTGTAATACCATACTTTCTTAGATCTCCACTGAAAAGTGTAAGTTCAACTGCTTTCTTTTCATTTGTGACATGAATACCTTTGTTGGTTAGATAATATGGACAATCAATAAACTGATCTAAAAATATAATTACTTGTGTAGTCAGTGGCATATCTGGTGGATACGGTATATGATATGTTGTTAGATCAATTTCAGATAACATATCAAATCCTGCTTCTGTAAGTCTTAATCCACCTACATCTTTTTCTCTTGTGTTCTGCCACCAAACGTGCATGTATTGTGCAACATTTTCTTCACTGGTTGCCTTATTCAATTGTTTTAGAAAAAGTTTTGTGAATACACGTTTATTCATTATATATTTTTTCGCCTGCTGTTAATTTATAAACAGAAAATTCGTCTGTTTTAAAAATTTGATTTAACTTTTTGGCTAGATTTTTTGCATGTCCTGGATTTGAAAAACTTGTTTTCTTATATTTAGGTCCTGGATAATTTGTCAGTTTATTTTGTGATTTCAAATTAAAAGGTTTGTCTTTGTAGAATACAGCCCATATGGCTTCAGCATCAAGAACTTGCTCACTCTTGTAGGTTTTACCGTCAACAAATTCACATAAAACAATTGGCTTTGGTCTACTCATATGCGTATCCTTAGTTATATACGCACTTATTTATCATTTCAAAACGCTGTTATTGCCACTCTCCGCCGCCACCTAGTTTGACCTGTATGACTTCGTCTGATGCTCCGCCAGAATTTTCTTTTACATATTTTTCTAAATCACCGTGCAATCTACTCATTACAATTCCTAGTGTAAATGAAAGATTTTTTGCTTGTGCAATATCAATACGAACTTCTTTGGCACGACTGTTTTCAGCAGCCTGTACTTGTTTTAAAAATGCTTGAATAGGGCCAGTGTTAATTGGATCGTTTGACATTGCTGAGTGCTAGTTTCATTTCAATTTCAGTTTTATATGGACCCATATAATCGTTTTCTTCAACAGTCACAAGTTTAGGACAAAAGCTCTTTAACCAGTTTACATTAAAACGTATTAAGTAAAATCCAGCACAGTAAATGCTTTTACTCTTTTCACTTTTTGTAAACAATGGCAGTTTACGTTGAATATCATACATGCTGTTATAGGGTATACTACGTGTTGGATATCCATGTACACTGAGTTCTTTATTATTGTCTGGTGTGGTAATTTTAGCAGTTAGGAAGTTTTTACCAAATTCGTTGTTTATTTCTTTATCTGATTGATAAAAACTAATGTTGCCTTTTTTACTGAAAATATAACCATCTTCGTTTTTTGTTAAGGTGCCAACCTTTTCACCTTGCTCTTCGACAATCCAAAATTTATCTTGCAAAATTGCTTTTGCCTTAATTGACATTTAAATACCTCGCTTGTAATGGTTCTGCAAATTGTGCAGCATTATCTGCAATACGCTGAAGATCCCAACGGGCACAAAACTTCATTAGTCTCATACCAACTTGTGATACATTCTTGCTATCTGCTGATTGGATAGTGTTATTTATTTCTTGTCTAATGTGTTCAGGCTGTGCAGTTAAATCGCATAGTGTCACATTGCGTGTATAATCATCTAATACCCGATGCTCTACACCTTCATGATCTACCCAACGTTGTAGCATCATGTTATTCCAGTTAAAGCCTTTTGTGTCTTTATCAGCAAACGCTTCTAACAAACCTACTTTGTTTTTTGTACCTTTTTTTCGCACACCAGGGAACGCACTAAAAACATTGTCGCTAGTGTCGCCACGCATACATTTCTCAAAAAGCATGTATTCGGGTTGTGGAGCAGGCTTTGGCTCTCCTGTCTTCTTATCGCACACGGGCTGTCCTTTGTCATCAAAATATCCTTCATGAGTAATAGTAGTATTACTTACCCCATTGTATTGACGCACATTAGGAGCAATAAGCTGTGCAAAGTCGCCGTCTGTACTAATA